ATTCAACTTGCCTATCTCCACTTTTCATAGATTTTATATTTCTATTTTTATCAAAATTATATTTAAAAATATATTTTGTTATAGGAGTTATCAATTCTCTTGGGAAGTCTTCTCGGTTCATATAGTTAATACTATCTTGAACAATGCTCTCAATAGCAAATTTAGTTTTTGTTTCATTTAGTGTTACATCAGAAATAATTTTTATTTTTTCATAAATTTCATCAATTAATTCAGTCATTTCTATTACCTCTTAAAAATAAAAAATCACAGCTAAATTAATAACTGTGATCTATCTACAATTCCCATTAAAATTCTTTTTTAAACTCTTTAAACTCTTCCAAAAATTCATCTTCTTTTTTACGAAAACTATCAGTTTTTTTAGCAAAATTGTCTGCATCTTTATTTGAAATTCCATTTCTTGTCATAATAACCTTAACCTGTTCTAGCCATTGTTGTTTTAATTGTAAATCTTCGTTAGCCAATCTCAACAAATCAGTACATTTATAATCAAAATTAGTATTTCCTGTTTTTTCACATTCTGTTGCTAAAAAATAATCAGAGGCTTTTTTTAATCCTTTTTCCATATTATTTATATGAACAAAAAAGTCATCAATATCGACAATATCTCCACCTAAAAATATATTATCCAGACCTTCTGTTACTTTTTTCATATCAGCAAGATAATAATTCGCCCCTTTTTTTATTATATTTTCAATTCTATACTTTTCATTTTTTACTTTTGTAATTGATGAATTTTCAGTATTTCCTGAAACTGTTGTCGAGTTTGAAGACTCATTCTCTGATGAGTTTAAAGATGAATTTTTTTCTCCGCAAGAAAAAACAAATAAAATTGCAATAAATAAAAATATTTTTTTCATACCAAATATTCCTCCTAGATATAATTAATTATTGATATTATACTTTATTTATAATATTTTTAAAAGTTTTATTTGTTTTTTAATCCTTAAAATTAAGCTTCAATTGCAACTAGACCCTTTACTTTGTTATCAAGTATAAAACAGTCATAATAAAATCTACCTAAAAATAAAGTTCCTGAATAATTTTCTGAATCTGTAACCACTCTGTATTCAGCTAATTTCACAGGACCAACCGTTGCCGAATTGTGCCCTATTAAACAACCATAATTTTTAGTTGTAGCTCCACCTACTCCTGTTTTAATTTCCATCCATTTTTTAGTAACTCTTACTATCGGTACTCCGTCAACCATTCCTACTAATCCATTTATTTTTATATTTTGCCCAATATCCGAAGCTTTGATGAAATTGTCATCTTTTTTCAATTTTGTTAAAAACTCAGGTGTAACATAAGCAATCCTATTTTGAGGTACATCCGCATCATTTAATTTCTCCTGTGCTTCTAAAAATTTGTTGTAAGCGTTATTAGCCGCAAGACCTGTTACTGTCTGTGATTTTGTATCACAGGTTTTAAGAATTGTTTCAAATCTATATTTTTCAATTTCAGGAATTACTCTTTCTCTCAATTGTCTTGCCAACACTTCTCCAGCTTTAATTTTTGTTTCATCTTCGTCCATTTTATCTAAAAGCATTTTAAAAGCTCTATCTTTTGTTAATGTCAATTCTTGGATTGAATTTTGTAAAATGTCTGCATTTCCATAACCTGTATTTCTGTTATAGTCCCTATTATCAACCGTATTAATTGAAGTTACTTTTACAGTTTTAGCACCTACAAAGCTATAATCATTATTTACTATTTTCTGTGATACTGCTTCACTTGTAAATCTTTCATCAATTTTGTCTGCAAATAATTCAGTATAAATCATTGCCATATTCTATCATCTCCTTTAAATTAAAAAGAACTAAAAGCCTTATCGAATGCTTCAAGTCCTATATCTTTTTTATCTTTTTCTCCTTCACTTCCACCGTTTAAAGAGTTTGGTGTTCCTCCGCTTTGTGTTTTAAGATAGCTAGATAAATTTTCAGAAAAAGATTTCACACTATCTTCAATCTCTTCTTGAGTATTTCCAGTAATACTGCCTAAAAAACTATCAGGGATTTTGTATTTCCCTAATATAGCCTTTTTCATCTCATTAGTTTTCAATGTTGCAAGTTCCGTATTTGAAGTATCAAGTTGTTTTTGAAGTTCAGCAAGGCTCTTATTATACTTCTCTTCTGCAGTAAGATTAGCATTATTGATTCTTGTTTCATAATCTTCAATCGTTTCACCGTGCTTTCTCTCCAATTCTTTTTTCTCACTTTCAAACTTTTTTCTCTCTCTTGCAATTCTTTCTTTAATCATTTCATCTACTTGTTCCTGTGTAAATGTATTTTCTGACATAATTATCCTCCCATTTAAAGTCTGTCGACTATTTTCTATCCAGATGTTTAATGTCCATCAGTACGACAAATAAAAAGAGCAGTCGTTAAACTACTCTTTTGATTTTTTCTCACTAAAATACAATTCATACAATTCTCGTACAACAATCAAACCTATCTCTTTTGCAACCTCAGAGCATTTCAATTCTTCAAAAAATTCCCTATCCATTCTCAGATATTCCTTATACAAGTAATTTTTCTCCTCGCTATTCTTAGCAATACTAACTCTTTCTTCTGCTTCTTTTAATTTTTTAAAGTTTTTATATAATTCACTATCTACCGTTAATTTCATTTCTTCTATACCTTAATCCCTTTTTTTTTGCTATTTCATACTGCTTTAGTTCTCTCCAGATTTTAAATGTCATTTTATCTAGTAAGTCACCTTGCTTTGCTATTATCTCCGCCATCATATCTTTCATTTCAAACATGTCTTTTGATAACTCATGGATATACTTTTCATCAATTGCAGCTAAATATTTCAATTTCAAATTAGTGAACGAACTAAAATCATCATTGCTAAATCCCCACTCGTGATTACTATTTTTAGGATGGTTGTGAGTATACAAAGCGTCTTCAAAGTTAATTTTAGTCATCTTATGACTTGGTATCGAATTTTCATCTCCTTTCAAAATATAAATATCTCCATTTTTAGCTATTACCAACGCATTTTCTTTACTTTTCTTAACGATTTTTTGTTCATATCTTCGCAACAATTCCAGCGGTTCATCTTTATACTCCGTTGCATTAATATTCCCTATATTTCTGTATCTACCACCTTCAACAAAAACAGTACCATTATTATTGATTATACCCTCATTTTCATTATTTTCAAAATCTTCTTTTTCAGGTTCATCAGAAAAAACATCTGAATACTCATAAGGAACAGTTGTACTTCTACAACGAGGGTGCATTGGCGGATAATTTTCTCCTTCCATTGCATTTTCCGTCTTGAACACCTCACCATTAAGACTAGCACAAGTATGACTTGTTCGACTATCCAATACCGCTAAAAACTCATATTTAACAACTCCAGAATCTTTATACCCCATAAGCGTTGCTTGGTTTTGTATATGAGCAGTTTCAGTTCTTACTAACCTTTCAGCATTTTTATAACTTGTATCAAACTTTTTAGCTATATTTTGCGACATAGTTCTATAGTTAATACCTTTATTCAGCCCAACAATCACTTCATTCTTTATCGCTTTCGCTAAATTATCAATGTTACTCCATATTCTACTTGAGTAATTAGCCCCACTCCATTCTTGCTCCAGTGCCATTTTTATTGTACTACTGCTAATTACACCTTTTTTTAAATTTAAATCCTCAACAAATGATGTATAGGTATCTTCGTAAACATCAGCCAATGTATCTGTCACTTTACCTTTTATTTTCTCCCCTGCCTGTATAAGTTCATAGTCAACACCTGCTTTTAAACTGTCCAGTCGACTGATACGGCTTCTATATGCCAAGGTTTCAAGTTCAACTGACATTTTCCTGAACTCAACAGGATTACTTTTTTTCAACTTCTCAATTTCCTCTACATATTTTCCTATATTGTATCGCCATTCTTTATACTCAGTACCACGAAGCAGTTTATTCGCTTGAATCTTATCAACACCTAGTTTTGTCACTTCTTGTTGATATTTAGCGTATAATTGGGCTATTTTATTCTCTATTTCTTTTTTACTCTCTCTAAGTATTTTTACATATTCTTTGTATGCTTCTGTGCCTTTGTTAAATGATAACTCTTCTCGTGCAAGTTGCCTTTTTTCCCAATATTCTTTATTCTTGTTTTTCATCTATTTTTTCCTGTTCATTTTTTAATCCTTTATATTCCAACGGTTGTTCAATTTGATTTTCTTTTTCAATCTTTTTCAATTCCGCTTCAGTATCTTCAATAAAAGGCAACAATGATATTAAACTTTCTTGTGATACAACATTTTGTAAATTTGTTATTACAGTTGAAAGTTCAACCAAATTTTCAGGAGTATTTCTTGTAAATATTTTTTGAACATCTAGCGGTTTCAATGATAACCCAAAATAATCAAAAATTAACTCTAGCCTTTCATTTAATGCTTTTTTAAAGTACATTTCTTTTTGTGCAGTTAGTTGTTCAAGTGCTAACAATTTATACCCTAATGCCACGCCCGAACTATTTCCGGCAAAATTTTCGTCTTGCATATCAGGAATAAAAGAAAATTTATGAATATCCTGGTTCAGTCTATTTTTATTATTTTGAGAATATGTGTCGTTTATATTTTTTACTAGCCAGTTAGCTTCTCCATTTTCTCCTAATAACATCACTTTGTTTTTCTTCAAACTCTCTATATCTTCTTCATCAGTTCCTTGCATATTTGTCAATACTAGGATTGCGTCTGTAAAATCCTTCATATCGTCTAACGATGTCGACACTGCCTCATTATATCCGTCAATTAATGTAATCACTTTTTCAAAATCCCCGAGTTTCCGTTTGTTATTGGCAAATTCAATCAAAGGTACCCTATTAAAACCGTGCATTCTAGTTTCTCCCTGTACCTGAGGTGC